TTATCCGTTGAAGCAGGGCAATTGGTCTAATACCGCCCTGTTCCCTATCTTGCTGTCAACAACGGCGTTTTGCCCTAGTTCAGGTTCAAGTATCGGGTTAGCGGTGAAATCTCTTGCGGCGGGGATGTCGTTAATGGCTTGCTCCATCACGCCAAGGTCTTCATCTAAAGCCTCGATTGCATCGCCTATATTCGTCAGGCTATCGGCAAGCCCTGTTATTGCGCTTATCGGATGAGCATTTGCCACGCTTCTGCCGTCAAGGTCGTTGTGATCGCCGTCGAAAGCGCCGCCTCCGCCCGGCGGTACGCGCAGCTTGTTGTCACTTCCGAGCGTCAGCGCGTTCGGTGTTTGCGTGGAAATCAAGTCGGCAGGGTTGGCAGTGCCGCTGCTTGCCGGCAACTGCGTTGCCGGGACTTTGCCCTCGCCGTCAAGCGTGGCAACACCGCCCGGTGCGCCTTTTTGCGTTAGCGGTATCGCGTTGGCGGCGGTTTCTGCCGCCGCCTGAGCAGCTGCCGATGCCGTAGCCGCCGTTTGACCGGCGGCGGTGGCTACTTCCTGCGCTGCTGTTACGCTTGCAACGGTCGCGGGCGCGGACGTTATGTTGTCAAGCACATTTTTATTTGCATGGGAGTGTACGCCTCCATATAATTCCGCAAAGTTGTTGTGCAGATTGTTTACGAGCTGCTGGCCTGTTTGCCCTACATTTGTTTGCTGATATGCCATTTTATTTCACCTCATGCAAATATGATTTGATTTGCCGTTATAACTCCGTCAGCTAGAACTCTGTATACCGCCCCTACCTGGCGTGGTGGGTCTCCTAGGAAAAATAAAGTTGCCGGAGGCGCGTAGTGGTGTGCGATATACTGCAGAGCATCGCGCCATGTGAGAGCGTGCGGGCTTCCAAGTGCTTTAGCTATACCGCTTAGATCAGACCTCCAATTATGCGCCGGTATGCCGTAATCATTAGCCCACCCGCGAATGGCGTCACGCCAGCTTTTGGGAGCATGACCAAAGGATGTAGCGATATCGAACAGATTTTGCCGCCAGCTATCTGACGACTCTGTTGAGAGAATCGTGTTTATTATTCGTATATCATCGCGCCATCCTGACATCATGCTCACCTCAACTTGTCAAGGGCGGCAGAATTAACCGCCGCCCTGCTTTTTTGTGCGCTTTGTTTTTTGCGCTTCGCTGGTTTCCGTTTTTTTTGCTCCCGCCGGGGTGTTCTCTGTTTGCGCATCTGTAGTTCGATCTGTGCTATCAGTCGGCTTCTGTCCGATTCTATACGAGTGCCAGCTGCCGTCTGGCTGCTGCTTAAATCCTATGCTCATCGAACATCACCATTAAGCAAATGTTACTTCAGATGACGCAAGTGCCGCAGGCACAAGCACTTTTGCGCCGTAGACCGAAAGGCCTTTTACGCCGTCGGCAAATCTGCGCTCCATGCGATACGCTTCTGTCTTCACGATCTGACTTGCGAAAGTTGACGCAAGCTGATGACCTGCCAGTAGAGTGTTTCCGCCCGGGGTAGTGTTTACCTCATATATCTCAAAGCCGGCAGCCCTTCCAACAAGCCCGCTTGCGAGGCGCGTCTCCGCCTGTCCTGCGCCTGTCGCGACGAACCTGTCGTCTTTCAGCAACATGGCTACTGCTTCGGGAGGCGCCGCAACCCTTCGGCCGGCAAACGGCACATTGTTTTTCACCATAATTGTGCGCAACTGCACCAGAAGCTCGTACATCTCGTCGGCAGAGGTGATTGTTGCGGCTACCCGATTAGAAACCGGTACCGCCGCCGCCAAGAGTCCGAACAGGAAAGTGTCCTCAACTTCAGCGAGCGCAAAAGCGGACCTTTCCATAGCCCCGTCCATAAGATCCGCACGCATTTGCACTCTGTCTACGTCGTCAACCTGGAAATTGAACGCCTTTCCCTGGTCAACAACTAAGTCCTGCGCTGCTGTGGAGAGGTCTTCGGGCGGATTCATATCCTGGTTGCGCTGATAGTCGAATATGCTGACGTTGCCAATCTGGTTGATGCGGACAGTGTCGCCCTGATCAGATATTTCGCCCTCATAATCGCTGTTGAAAAAGTTTTTTGCTACCAGAGCATTCTCCAAATGCGCCAGTAGTCTTGCCGACCAGACGGTCGGGATAAAAGTTGCTATAGACATATAGATTTATCCTTTCTTTAATACTTCCTGAACTTGCGTCCAGTTTTTGTTGATTTCGGCAGGGGTCATAGACTTTACCTGCTCCACAGTGAGAGAGGGGCCGCCGCCGTCGGGCGCAGGCTTTCCGGGCTCAAAGTCTTTTCGCTGCTCAATCTTGAAGACTTCCGCGTATTGTTCTTTGATCGGTTTGGACAGGCTCTCCCAATCCTTTATTTTCCCTTCGTCGAGTTCGATTTTCTCCAGGTCGAATTCTTTTTCGATAAGGTTTATCAGTTTTGGATCAGCACCGTCTGCCGAAAGCTGCTTTAGCAACGCTGAATGCTTTTCTGCTTTCGCTTTTTCAGATTCGTAACCGCTCTTTGTCGCTTCGTGAGCTTCTTTCTCAGCAGCTACCGCATCTTTCATGGCCTTCTTGGTCTCGGCGTGCGCGGCTTCTTCAGCGTCTAACTTGGCTTTTAGTGAAGCTCCCTCGGTAGTCGCAATGTCCTCTGCCTCTTTGAGCGCCTTCTTTGCCTCAGAAGCCTCGCTCTTGAGTAACTTCATTTCGTCGCGCAGCGAGTCGGACACAGCCTTCTCGCGCTCAATATCAGCTCCGTTGGCATCCATGATTTTGTCTACGGCGTCGCCTTCGACTCCAAGACCTTGCAGGAATTTTCTTGTCATAATAACTATCCTCCGGCTTACGCTTTCATTACGCGGGTCGCTCCGCTGCCGCCATGTGTTTTACGCCGTCATGGTGGGCAAAATTAAAAGCCAACCATCAAGAGTTCGCTTGACTGTAGGCTTTTGTTAACTTATTCAATTGGCCTTTTGCATCAGCCGAAACCGCCGCCCAACACTTTTGCGATGATCTCATTATAGTCGTCCTTATAGTTTTGAACTGCATTGCTTATGAAAGGCCTACCCGTCATGCGCGACGTGCCTTCATGCACATATGGCGCGTATTCGACGTTGGAGCCGACGATTACGACATCATTTGGCTCATCAACTTCATAAGTCAGGCTCGATTTGAGCCTCCCCGTATCAACCGCGCGCATGGCCGTTATCTCCTTCGTGGCTATCTCCTGCCATTTAATGCCCATCATAGTCAGAGCTTTGCCGATGTTGCGCTCCATCTGGGACTTGACGGCAGGGGAGTTGTCGATGAAATCTGCTGACATATAATCGCCCTTTCTTACATTCGTGATATGTGGTATTGTGTTATCGGGGTGGGTTTATGCTCAAAAACAAACAGGTCGATGAGGTTTTGAAACGGTGTATCGCGCTTGCCGGGGTAACCGGGTCGTTTCAGTTGCCAGTTATGTTCGCCGGGGATTTTCCAAAAATCCCGGAAAGCAGTGTATATGAAATCATGTCATATCTGCACAAGGATGAATACATAATCCTCTCCGATGGTTTCATGCATCCGGAAGACGAAAGCCTAAGCCGGTATTCAGTTTCGGTAAACGCAAAGGCTTACACGCATTTTCTCGAATCCGACGAAAAGCAAAGCGCATTCAGGCGCGAACGCAAATGGAACCTCGCAACCGCACTAATAACAGCGTTTGTATCCGCGCTACTTGGCGCGGGCCTTGCGCGTTTAAGCTTGCTTATATGGCCCCAGTGATGATCAGGTACCAGGAAAAGCCTATAAGAAGCCACATAACGCACCATAGCACGCCCGCTATGAACGCTTGACGCGTGGTCATATAATCACCCTCCATGCAAAAACCGCCCGTAGGCGGTCATGCCGACAATATCTCCCTGATGCCCTCGATGGTTTCCTTGACTTTCAAAGCGTCTCCAGCTTATAATATGCCCGTTACCGTCCCGTTCTGGAAGCAGAAAGGGGTGATAGAGCATCGACCTTTATACATTTCTGGTTTCCGTCATGGCAAGTGTAATCGCCTATTACATCTGCAAGTGGCTAGACGGAAACGACACTAACGGTGACTAGCCCAACAGAAAGCCCCGAGTGTTACAGCCTCGGGGCTTTCGCTTTTGGATAGAGCATCGCATTATACATTTCGCCTGTCTGCATCATAGCACGTGCGGGGCGAGGTTGTCAACAGGTATTTGCGCGGTTATTCGTATAGTTCTTCCCAGTTTATTATCGGGTGGACGCCCCGCAGTTCGTATTCCGCTCTATCCCATTCTCTTAAGTGGTTTTTATATTCCAAAGGGCATTTTTCGGCATTAATGAATTTGAACATAACATATGGTTCTCCTGAGACATCCTCAAGATAGTCATCATATTCATACCAGTCATTGGGATCCATCAGCATTTTATCACTTCCCTAAAAGAACATTAACAACTTGTGTTGCCAACTGGCGCGGATTGCCAGCTACATATTCCGCTATTGATTCAGCCATAAATTCTTGGACATTGTTCAGTCCATAATATGATAGCCTTTCGCCAGCCGCTCGCTTATTTTCTTGCGTGTCATCTCTGCTCCATGTTGTAATGCCCAAATCCGTTCTTGTTTGATAAAGCAAAACATCAAGTTGATTTCTCTTTATCGCATCATTGTCTGTCAGCCAGTGCCCGACTCCGTGCCCGATTTCATGCCTTATAACGTGTTCCGGGCTGCCCGTACTCCAGAAGCCTATCTCGAAATTCCGCTGTGCCTGTTCAGACATCCGTTCAAGCGATGTGCTATATGCGACATTTTTATGTAACAAAGACACTTCGTTTGTATTTTTATTGTAGCTTGCAACCGCTGTTGTTTTAGACCCAGTTATTACCTGCACGCCTTCCAAGTATCCGCTTTGCACCACGTCGCCAAAAACCTCATTGATTGCGTGGATTTCCTTATTCACCATGTTAGCTATGTCAACGTGCATCTTCCCATAGCTTGCATTGTGGAGGTTAAGCGTATTGGCAGCATACTCCTGAGCTTCTTTGGTAGACGCTAACGGAGTGTATTCTATATGCTCCATTATACCACCATCTACCGCATCGTCAACCTCTTTTTCTCCAACCCGCTCCTGGAGCTCCCGGTAAGCGTCGGAGCCTTTGAGGTCTTTCAGCACCGAAACAACAACACAACGGCAATTAATCACTTCCTCCGGCGGGCCGTTGGGGTCAAGCGGGTGCATGAGGCCGTTGCTGAACGGCTCGTCAAGTTCGGCGGTTTCGCCGTGGATATCGGCGTGCTGGTCGCGCGTCCTTGGGTCAAGGGTGGCGATCCACTCTTTCACCATCTCGATACCGTACTCATCGCGCGCCTGTTCATAGCCCAGCATACGCCCTTGGTTCGCGACACGCAGCGTTTCCGTCCGGGCTATCCTCTGCGCGTCCCTGTAGCTCATGTTTACGGTGTTGCGTATCCTGCGGTTAATTTGCGGTATTCCCTCACCGAGGATGACGGATTGCGCCAGCTCATTTTGCAGACGCGGGATAATAACGCGCTCAGCCCGGCGCTCGTTGACTCCGAGCCGGTTGTACGCGACTTGCGAGAACGGCGACCTGTCTTCATCAAGCATCAATGCCCGGAGCTGGTTGCGGTCATAAACAGACCATTCCATCGCAACCCCTAGCTGCCGGTCGAGGGAGACCAGCGAATGCCTGTACCCGGCCTCGTAGATGCTCAATGCTTCATTTTGTATAAGCTGCGCCGCCGTCTTTCCGCTGCCGGCGAGGTCGCGTGCTATGCTTTCGGTTATGCCCGTAGTGCGTTGCACCTGAAGTGCGTAATTCCGGCGGGCTTGAACCAGTTCATCACCGGAAAGCCAGTGGTAAGCACCGGATTCTAGCGCCGCGTCGAACGCCGCGAGCTTTTCTATGGCTCCCTTATGGTTTCTGACGGCTTTCTCATAAGCTCCGCGGTATACAAGCTGCAAGCGCCTGTCAAGCTCACGTAGGCGCTCATTCGTCGCCCTGTCCATTTGCTACACCGCTGCTGTCTGCGCCGGGCTCATTGTATTCGCCTATACCCAGCGTCTCTGCAGCCCTTCGCTCCAATATGAACTCAACCTCGTCCACGGTGACAAAAGGTAGTTTATCGAGTATGGTCTGCTCGTCAAGATAATTTGCGGCGGCCATGACCATATTCGTTTCTTCCATCTGATTTCGCGGAGTCTCATATTTGAAACTGATGTTCTCAGTCGGCTGTAATCCAATAACGTTCATAAGTTGTTGCACAAACGCAAATGGCATGGTTTCATAACGCGCTATCTTGTTCATAAGATTGCTGTACGCTGTGTTTATCGCGACGTTCGTGAGGCTCCCGCCGGTGATCTCCCGCATAGACACTCCGAGGAAATCGGCGGTTACGGCCTTCTCGACCATTTCAATTGCCTTATCAACTGTCTCGGATGGCAAGTCAAACGCTTTTGCCTCGGCTTTGAACTTGTCATCTTGTGATGAGAATATTCCGAGCTCAGTTATCGTTTCGATCATTTCACGCGCTTCAGATGGAGTTACGGAGTAGTTGTGCAATATCCAATAAATCATATTTATACGCGAGGAGCTGTCTCCAAAGTTTGTCCAGAGTTTATCGAGTAAGTCAATTTTTGACTTTATAGGTCGTGTAAGCTCGCTTTTTCGCTCTGCATTTGCAAATAAGGGCACTACCGGGAGTCGCGGGTATTGCAGTATCGATTTTACTGTTTCGGTGGCTGGGCGCATGTTGACCGCATAGCTGCGCTTTCCTTCAATTTGCTCTATGTCGTCCCCCTCTATGCGATACTTGGTCACTCCGTCCGATTCGTAGAACTCAACGAAAGTTGTTTTTTCGTCGTCAGCATTTTTCCTGTCCCAGAATCTTATGCCGGCAACCGGATCGTCATGCCATTCATCATTAAGCGTCAGGAACTCAAGCGCGCTAAACAT